TTTTAATAGTGATATAGGAAATTGGAATGTTAGTGGTGTTACTAATATGTTTATTATGTTTCAAGATTGTACGTCTTTTGACCAGGATTTAAGTAGTTGGCAAATATCACAAGTAACAAATTTACAACAGTTCATGACTAATTGTAAATTATCAATAGCCAATTATGATGCTCTTTTGATAGGATGGGATGCACAAGGTGCAATGAGTTATAGTGGCACAGTGGATTTTGGTAATTCACAATACACATCAGGAGGAGCAGCAGAGGCAGCAAGAACAAGTCTTATAGCTAAATGGGGTGGAATTATAGATGGTGGAGCAGTACCTGTTCCATTTACTATAAGTGTTAAAACTGATAATGTAGGTACTAGTAATTCTGATCAATTCACAATACCTTGGACTGGAACTTATGATGTAGATTGGGGAGATGGGAACACAGATACTAGTGTTGTAAATGCACAAACACATACTTACGCAACTGCAGGAACCTATGATGTTAGCGTAACTGCTTCTAGTGGTAGAATATTATTTAACAATGGCGGGGATAAATTAAAATTATTAGATATAAAAAGTTGGGGGGATACTGCTTGGACAAGCATGGCTTTAGCTTTTAGAGGGTGTTCAAATTTAACTGTTTTAACAGCAACAGATACGCCTGATTTAAGTAATTTGAATGGGATAAATTATATGTTTGACGGCTGCTTAAACTTTAACAGTCCTATAAATAACTGGGATGTTAGTAATGTGACTAATATGGAAGCTGCATTCAACGATGCGTTTGTATTTAATCAAGACCTAGATTTATGGGACGTAAGTAATGTAGTAAGTATGACCCAGATGTTCCAGAACGCAAAAGTATTTAATGGAAATATTACTACTTGGAATGTAGGTAATGTTCTATCTTTTAGTAGTTTTCTTAACAATTGGAGGGTTCAATCTGGCACATTTAACCAAGATCTTAGTTCTTGGGATGTGAGTAGTGCAACTAATATGTCAGGTATGTTTTCATATCAGTCTTCTTTTAATCAAGATATAACTTCTTGGAATGTAAGTAGTGTTACAAATATGAGTATTATGTTTGCTTTAAGTGGTTTTAATCAACCAATAGGAATCTGGAACGTGAGTAATGTGACTGATATGAACCAAATGTTTGAATGGTCCGCATTTGATCAATCATTATCTGCGTGGAATACTTCTAACGTTACTAATATGGCAAGGATATTCAGAAATGTATCAAAAGTAAGAAATAATATTGAAATTTCTGGATGGACTGTAAGCCAAGTGACTAACTTCTTGTTTTTTGCAACTGGAACAACATTATCCACTACTAACTATGATGCTTTATTAATCGCTTGGGATGCTCAAGGTGCAATGTCTTTTAGTGGCATAGTGCCTTTTGGTAGCTCTAAATACACATTAGGAGGAGCAGCAGAGGCGGCAAGAACAAGTTTAATAGCAAAATGGGGTGGAATTACAGATGGTGGTGGAGTAGTAGCACCTTTAATACCATTAGCCAATATCATTTCAGAATACAAATTTGAAAACAATACTCTTGATACAGTGGGAACTAATAATGGAACTGCAACAAATATAACTTATGCAAGTGGATTAGTAGGACAAACAGGAGTTTTTAATGGAAGCACTTTGGTTACTCTTACGGAAATCAAAAAAGTTGGGAGTACTCCAAATTGGTCTATATCGGTATTAGTTAATTTTAACACCTTTAAGCTTAATAACGATATTTATTCTTGTTGGGTTGGAGGTGATAATTTGACTTTCCTAATAAGAGAACAAGGGGGCGGACAGTTGGAGTTTTATACTTATTATAATCCAAGTTCTATAGGTGGAGGTTTTGCCATTGTTACAAATATAGGGGCTTGGTATCATATTGTTTGTACCTACGATGGTGCAACAATGAAGGCTTATGTGGATGGTGTAGATACTCTTTTTGACGTTTCCGCAGTTGGAACTCTACCAACACCAACAGAACCCGAAAAAATAGGGGGCAGAATAAATCCATCTTTTGATGGAAAAATAGATTGTTTGAGGGTTTGGGATAAAGCACTAACACAAGAAGAAATAACAGACATAGCAACAGCAGAATTAGCAGGAACAGACATTAATCCATAAATCAAAATGTCAAGACCAATTATAAACAATATGAGATTTTTAAATCTTTATTGTGGCTATATTTTAAACGAAAAAGAAAGAGAAGTTATTACAGAGTTAGCGTTATGCGAAATGAATGTAATACCAATTCATCATAGGAGAAAACCTTTTGAGTTGGTAAAAGAAGCTAAAAGATTGGCTAAATATAGAAAATGGGTAACGTTAAAAGAAAGATATAAAATCTAAATAAAAATAATAAAATGGCAGAATTAAAATCTTTACAAAATACAAAAATATGTTATCCAACAAATGATATTTGGTTTATATGTTGGGATAATACGAGGGAAAACATAATGGCTTATGGTCTTATAACTCCTGAGCAATGTATGGAAACTTATTGGACAGAAATAGATTATTATGATAATGAGATTGAATGGGGAGAGGTTTTAATAGCTAACGGAATAAATCCTTTTCCTGATGATGAGATTACGGGAAACCCGTAATTATATAAAAAATAATTTTATTAACTTTGTTTATGAAATCAACTGTTACATATTATTTTTTTGAAAATAACTCTTTGTTGATTGATGTTAAAATAAAGTACGAATACGTTAAAAAAGATGTTTAATAAAATGACCATATCCGATATAAAAATTTATTTATTAAACTCTGTAGCTTTAGTAGCATCATTTAGTGGAATCGAAGCATTGCTTAAGATAGTATTACTAATTGGCTCTATAATATATACTTCACAAAGAATTCATATTAACTATTTAGAAAATAAAAATAAAGAAAAGTAAATCAAGCGGTTAACTTAATAAAACTGAAATTAGTCATTTAGTTCAATTGAACTTCCGCTTGTTTTTTTTATAATAAAATAATGGATGAAACTTTTATTGAAATGCTTAATGAAGTTAGAGAAAAGTTTGGCAAACCTATTGTTATAAATATTAAAGAATTATCTGCAAATATATCTTGTACAGACCCTTTTGATAGATATCATTTAATATACTTGCTTCAAGAAATTGGTTTTCAAAGAATCGCAATATCAGATACTTTTATTTATGTAGATTTAAACTTTGAAAAATCACAACAAGTAATTGAGTTATTAGTATGAATAAAAAAGTTATTTTACAAAGAGTATGGATGGATGAGAATCAATCTACAGGCTCTTTAATTGTTTTAGATGAATTACGTCAACCTATCTATATTAGTCCTTGTATTGAAAGGGGTGATAGAAATAACGAAAGGAATGTGTCTAACGTACCAACAGGAACTTATCCATTAGTGTATGAGCTTTCTCCTAAGTTTGGAATGGTATGGGAATTAAAAGATGTTCCTAATAGGTCAGAATGTAAGATTCATGTAGCAAATATGTGGGACCAGATTAACGGATGCATTGCACCAGGCACATATCTTGGTGAATTAAATAATGATGGATATTATGACACACTAGGTAGCGGAGATGCTCTTAAAAGGTTTAATGAATCATTAGAAGATATGGAAGATAAGGGAACAACAATAACTATATTTAATTCTTACCTTTAAAATGAAAAAAATATTAGAGTTTTTTGGTACAAAAGTATTTAAACAAATCGGAGATGTTGTTGACGAGTTGTTTACTAGCGATGAGGAAAGGATAAAAGCTAAGAATGAAATATTTAAAGTTCTTAAAGAAAAAGAGCTTGAGTTGCAAAGAATGCAAACTGAAATAATACTAGCAGAAGCAAAAGGGAATTGGTTACAAAGAAGTTGGAGACCTATTCTTATGTTGTCATTTGGTTTTATAATTATATATACAAAATTTATATCACAACTATCAACTAGCTTAATAACACCTGTTCTAGAACCAGAGTTTTGGGAATTACTAGAAATAGGTATTGGAGGTTACGTTATAGGTAGAAGTGGAGAAAAAATCGTGGATAAACTAGCTCCAATTTTTAAAAATAAAAAATAGTATCTTTGTTTAAATGTTTAACTTATTTCTTTAAAAAAATATTTATGCCAAAAATAAATACATACCCTATAGTAACTCCGCAGGGAAGCGATAAGATAGTTATTACTCAGGCTAATTCTACTCCTGAAAATGCAACTAAAAATATTACAGTTGACTCACTAAAAGGTTACACAGGTTACACAGGAGTGATACCAACTCCTGAAATGTATGCTTTAAAAAATACTGTTTCTGCTGCAGAAACTAAAACAAAGTTGTGTATTTCTGTTCCTAATATGTCAAATGAAACGTGGATGAATCAAAGTCCTCGTTTGTTTATGTTTAGGTTTTCTAAAAATAAATACTATAGTGATGTAAATGGCAATAAATTAAAAAGAAAAACGTTTGTCCATCCTAGTCATCAAAGAGGCGAAAGAATGGAATTAGATTTTTCTGGAACTAATTGGGGTGCAGGTAATCAAACATATAGCAGGGGAATAGACACAGAATGGGATTTTAATTCTGACTTAAAATTTGCAGGAACACAAGATTTAATTACTGATTTTTCTAAAGTAAGAAGTACCGCTTATGTTGAAGTTCCTTTTAATAAATTACAGTTTTTAGTAGACAATAATAACCCATTAACAGAATTAACTAATTTTCCTGTAACAACAAGTGACTTATCTCTTAGGTGTGCTAATGGTTCTTCACTAGCATTAGCTAGAGCTTTTAATATACATAATAACTCATTAACACCTTCTAATATAAGAGGTGTTAGAGTTTCTTACAAGGTATTAATGAAATTTGCTATAGGTGTTGTTAATCCATCATGGACTAATACAAATCATCAAAAGCCTTATATAATTGGAGGTATGTCAGATTCTGTGAATTTAGTATATCAAACAGATACTGAAGGAATACCAGGAACAAATAATATAGTTAAGTATCAAATAGCGATAGGTGATAATGCATCTATTTCAAGAGTGATTACGCAAAATTAAAATATTGGGGAGTTTAAGTGTAAGGTATTCTTTCGTAGAGACCTTAGTGTAAAGTATTCTTTCGTAGAGGCTTTAGTTTTTATCTCCCCTTCGTATAGAATACCTCTGTTAATTCAGGGGTATTTTTTTTTAACTATATTTGTTATAAATTAAATTTAATTAAATGAATGATATTAGAAAGATAGCAGTGGGTCCTGACTATAAAGGAGGTGCTATGCATTATGTTGTAGGTCAGGAAGTTTTAAAAGGTTCATATATTATACATCACATTAAATATGATGAAGAATTAAATTCTTTTCAAATATGGATTGAGTCTCCTTATACCAAAGAAATTGTATGTTGGAAGTATTTTGTAGGTATGCCTGTATCTGTTGAATATAATATTAATTTCTAATGAGGTCACCATATTTATTCATTACTAAGCCTTTAGATGATAAAAGATACAACAACACCAAAAAAATAGGTGACGTAGATTTTATAACTAGCACATCTGAAGAGAATCACATGGCTTCCAATAGGATAGCTGAAGTGATAGCCACACCAATTGTATACAATGGTCCTATAAAAGTAGGAGATAAGTTATTGGTACACCACAATGTTTTTAAATTCTATAATGATATGTATGGAAGAAGAAAAAGTGGTAGAAGTTTTTTTAAAGATAACTTGTTTTTTGTAGAGCCTGATCAATTTTATTTATATCATAATGGTAAAGATTGGAAAACTCATGGTAGATACTGTTTTGTTAAGCCTTTAGATACAGAGGATTATTATCTATATAAGAATACCAATGAAGAACCATTAGTTGGTGAAATAAAATACACTAATGACTACTTACACTCTCAAAATGTAAATCAAGGAGATAAAATTTGTTTTAAGCCAGAAAGTGAATATGAGTTTGAGGTTGATGGAGAGAAACTTTACAGAATGTTTGATCATCAAATAACAATAAAATTATGAATGACAAACCTAAAAGAAAAAAAAGACCAAGAATAAAATACAATCCTAATGGCACTAGACTCAAAAACTTTAAAAAAGAATATTATTCAGGCAGGGATGAAAGCCGTAGAGCAACTAATTAAAGTAGCTAAGGAAGATATTATAAAATATGGTGAGGATGAAGATGAGTTAGCTGCAGATAGATTAAAAAATGCAGCAGCAACTAAAAAGTTAGCTATATTTGATGCGTTTGATATACTGACTAGAATAGAGAATGAAAAAAACTTAATGGAAATCGAGGAACGAGGTCCAAGTAAACTAGATACAAAACAAGGATTTGCAGAACGAAGGTCTTCATAATTTATATACAGTCCTAGAAGATTATATCCCTAAAGGTATACTCAAAAAAAAGAACAACAATAAGTCGTGGCAATATGGTTACGATGAAAAATATGATGTAGTTATTATATCCAAAACAGGAGAGATTGGAGAGGTATACGACATTAACGGATTAAGAATAGGATTGCCTAAATCTCCAAAGTCTCTTCAAAGAGACACAAACAAATGGAACAGAAAAGAGCTTCCAAAAGTTTTAGATAAAATTCAATCAATATTTCAATGGAATGAACATCCAAATACTTTTAAGGCACAATGGGTTGATTATATTGAAGAAGAGTTTGATAAAAGAGATCAAGGTTATTGGTTTGTAAATAATAATAAGCCTACATACATTACAGGTTCTCAGTATATGTATCTTCAATGGACAAAAATTGATGTAGGATATCCTGATTTTAGAGAAGCAAACAGAGTTTTTTATATCTATTGGGAGGCTTGTAAAGCAGACCCACGTTCTTTTGGAATGATATATCTAAAAATTAGACGTTCAGGTTTTTCATACATGGCTTCCGAAGAGTGTGCAAATATAGGAACGATATCTAAAAACTCTCGTATAGGAATTCTTTCTAAGTCTGGGTCTGATGCTAAAAAAATGTTTACAGATAAGGTTGTTCCAATTGTACGAAACTATCCTTTCTTTTTTAAGCCTGTTCAGGATGGTATGGATAAGCCTAAAACAGAATTAGCATTTAGAGTTCCTGCTTCTAAGATTACAAAAAAAAATATGTATGACCTAGATGACAATGTTATGGAGGGTCTTGATACTACGATTGATTGGAAGAATACAGATGACAACTCTTATGATGGGGAAAAGCTATTATTGTTAGCACACGATGAAAGTGGAAAATGGCTTAAGCCAAACAATATACAAAATAACTATCGTGTTACCAAGACTTGTTTACGATTAGGTAGGCGAATTATTGGTAAATGTATGATGGGTTCAACTTCTAATGCACTTAGCAAAGGTGGGGAAGAGTTTAAAAAACTTTACTACGATTCCGATCCTAAAAAAAGAAGTAACAATGGGCAAACAAAAAGCGGAATGTACTCTTTATTTATTCCAATGGAGTGGAACTTTGAGGGATATATAGATGAGCATGGTATGCCAATGGATGATGTTGTGGAGTATTGGGGTAATGAGGTTGATAGTTTAAAAAATGATGCTGATGCATTAAATGAATTTTACAGACAATTTCCTAGAACAGAGTCTCATGCATTTAGAGATGAAAGTAAACAGTCTTTGTTTAATCTTACTCGTATATATCAACAGATAGATTACAATGACTCTTTAATAAAAGAGCATCATACAACTAGGGGTTCATTTTCTTGGAAAAATGGAATTAAAGATACTGAAGTTATATGGACTCCTAATACTAGAGGTAGATTTTTAGTGGGATGGATTCCTCAAAAGAATTTACAAAACAGATATAAGAAAAATCATAGAGGAGATTTTTTCCCTTCAAACGAACACTTAGGTGCTTTTGGTTGTGATAGTTACGATATTTCAGGAACAGTTGGAGGCGGTGCTTCTAATGGTGCTTTGCATGGATTAACAAAGTTCAACATGGATGACGCACCAAGCAATCAGTTTTTTTTAGAGTATGTTGCCAGACCTCAAACTGCAGAAATATTTTTTGAAGAAGTTTTAATGGCTTGTGTATTTTATGGAATGCCAATATTGGTAGAGAACAATAAGCCGAGGTTGTTGTATCATTTTAAAAATAGGGGGTACAGAGGCTTTAGCATTAGTAGACCAGACAAACTTAAAAACAAGCTATCTAAGACAGAGAAAGAGCTTGGAGGAATACCTAACTCAAGTGAGGCGGTAAAACAAGCACACGCAGCAGCTATTGAGTCTTACATTGAAAGTAAAGTAGGTTTGATTGGTCCTGATGAAATGGGATATATGCCATTTAGTAGAACTTTAGAAGATTGGGCAAAATTTGATATTAGTAATAGAACTAAATTTGATGCATCTATTAGTTCAGGATTAGCTATAATGGCTTGTCAAAGACACCTTTATCAGCCTGTAAAAAAACAATCAAATATTATTGTTAACTTTGCTAGATATAGTAACAAAGGAAATCGTAGTGAAATAATTAAATAAATGAAAGACGTAAAGATAAATATCTCATCTATTGGTTTCCCAAGTCAGTTTGTTTCTGATTCTGAAAAAGCTTCAGATGAATTTGGACTGCAAATAGGTCAGGCTATTCAATATGAGTGGTTTAAAAAAGACTCAAATAGTTGTAGATTTTATAATCAATCAAGAGATTTTCAAAGACTTCGTCTTTATGCAAGAGGTGAACAGTCTGTTGCTAAATATAAAAATGAACTTTCAGTTGATGGAGATTTAAGTTATCTTAACTTAGATTGGACACCCGTTCCTATTATCCCTAAGTTTGTTGATGTTGTTGTTAATGGAATGAATGACAGGATGTTTGATGTTAAGGCATACGCAGAAGATGCAATGTCTCAATCAAAAAGAAGTAAGTATCAAGATATGATACAAGGTCAATCAGCAGCAAAAGACATTCTAGAGATTGTTCAAAAAGAAACAGGAGCAGACCCATTTGTTATGAACCCTGATGACCTTCCTCAAACTGATGAAGAGTTAAATTTATATATGCAGCTAAAATATAAGCCTGCTATAGAGATAGCTGAAGAGGCAGCAATTAATACTATTTTTACTGAAAACCATTATAACGATACTAGAAAAAGAATAGACTATGATTTAACAGTCTTAGGTATAGGTTGTGCAAAGCATGAGTTTTTACCAGGAGCAGGAGTTGAAATAAAGTATGTTGACCCTGCTAATATTGTTTATAGTTATACAGAAGACCCACACTTTAAGGATTGTTTTTATTGGGGTGAAATTAAAACCATACCAATAACAGAGTGTATGAAGATTGACCAATCTTTAACCAATGAGGATTTAGAAGAGATATCTAAATATTCTCAGTCTTGGTATGATTATTATAATGTATCTCAAGTTCAAGATAATGACTTGTTTCATAAAGACACAGTTACTCTTATGTATTTTAATTATAAGACCACAAAAAAGGTCGTGTATAAAAAAAGAATACTAGAGAATGGAGGGTCAAAAATTATTGAAAAAGATGACCAATTCAATCCACCTATCGAAATGATGGAGGAGGGTAGATTTGAAAAAATAGAAAAAACCATAGATGTTTGGTACGATGGTATCATGGTTATGGGAACAAGTATTATTTTAAAATGGGAGCTTGCTGAAAATATGGTAAGACCTAAGTCATCTCAGCAACACGCATTACCGAATTATGTAGCAGTAGCACCAAGAATGTATAAAGGAAGTATTGAATCCTTGACTAGAAGGATGATACCATTTGCTGATTTAATTCAAATTACACATTTAAAACTACAACAAATTATTGCTAAAGTTGTACCTGATGGTGTATACATAGATGCTGATGGATTAAATGAGATAGATTTAGGAACAGGAGCAGCATACAACCCAGAGGATGCATTACGTATGTATTTTCAAACAGGTTCTGTTATTGGTAGGAGTTATACGCAGGATGGAGAGTATAATCAAGGTAAAGTTCCTATTAAAGAATTACAATCAAGCTCAGGTGCAAGTAAAACACAGATGCTTATTGCTAATTATAATCATTACTTAGGAATGATTAGACAGGTAACAGGTTTAAATGAGGCTAGAGATGCTTCTAATCCTGACCCTAATTCTTTAGTTGGCTTGCAAAAACTAGCAGCATTAAATTCAAATGTGGCTACAAGACATATACTTGATGGCTCTTTATATCTTTATAGAAGTTTATCTGAAGCCATAACTTATAGGGTTGCAGATATTTTACAATATGCTGATTTTAAAGATGATTTCGCTAATGCTATTGGTAAATATAATGTCAGTATACTTGATGACATAAAAGACTTATACATTTATGACTTTGGAATATTTATTGAAATAGCTCCTGACGAAGAACAGAAGGCTCAGTTAGAGTCTAACATACAAATGGCATTATCTAAAGGTGATATAAACTTAGAGGATGCAATTGATATTAGGGAGATTAGAAATATTAAACTTGCTAATCAATTACTTAAAGTAAAACGTAAAGCTTTACAAGAGCAACAACAACAACAAGCTATGCAGCAGCAAGCTATGCAGACTCAACAAGCTCTTAAGTCTCAGGAAATGAGTCAGCAACTTGTAATGCAACAACAACAGGCTGAGGTGCAGGGTAAAATGCAGTTAAAGCAAGCTGAAATAGCGTTTGAAATTGAAAAGCAAAATAATGAAGCTGTATTAAAAAGTAAGTTAATGCAGGAAGAGTTTAATTACAACTTGAAGTTACGAGGCTTAGATGAGGAAGCATTGTCTCAAAGAGAAACTCAAAGAGAGGGAGCTAAGGCAGATAGAATATCTCAGGCAAACACAGAACAATCAAGATTAATCAATCAAAGAAAAAATAATTTACCTCCTCAAAGGTTTGAATCTAATGAAGATAGTCTTGATGGATTTGACCTTTCAGAGTTTAACCCAAGGTAGGGCTTAAAAACAATATTATTTTTTACTTATATTTGTAACAATCAAATTTAATCATATGGAATTCAAAGTAAAAGAGGTAACATTAGGAGAAGAGAAGTCGGTTCAAGAGGTAGAACAACAACTTTTAGACAATCATGAAGAAAGTTTAAAAGCTGAAGAGCCAAAAGCTGAAGAGCCAAAAGTTGAAGAGCCTGCTGAATTAAACGAGAAAGACGTTCTTTCATATATTGGAAAAAGATATAATAAAGACATTAGTTCATTTGATGAGTTAATGAGTCAGCGAGAAACTCAGGAAGAATTACCTGAAGATGTCGCTGCTTACTTTAAATATAAAAAAGATACAGGTAGAGGTATTAATGATTTTGTAGAGTTACAAAAAAACTTTGATGACCTTAATCCTGATTCTTTACTTAAAGATTATTTATTCGCTACTGAAGATGGTCTTGATAAAGAGGATATTGAAACCTTAATGGAGGACTATTCTTTTGATGAAGATTTAGATGATGAGGGTGATATAAAAAAAATTAAGTTAAAGAAGAAAAAAGCTATTGCTAAAGCCAAAGATTATTTCAAAGGAATGCAAGAGAAGTACAAGCAACCACTTGAGTCAA